CAAAAATCCAATTCACTAGGAGTGAAAATCATGTCATTTGACAAAAGTCGTTTAACTGAACTTCAAAGCGCAATGCGCGCCAAGATGGCAGAAAACAAAACAATCGCAGACAACTTCAAAATTGAAGATGGCACTGTAGTTGTATCAGCAGAACAAAAATCAGCGTTTGACAAGAACATGTCAGACATCCGCGAAATCAAGTCCCTCGTTGAGAGTCTTGAGTCAATGCGCGATGCCGACAAATGGGCTTCAGAACCACAAGATTCAGTAGCACAGGCTTCGGCTTACGCAACTGCAGAATTGCAAAACGCAGTACAGCCAATGCGTGCAAAGACAATCGGCGAAGCATTCCTTGCTTCAGCAGAGTTCAAGTCATTGCTCGCAAGCGGTTCAGCAAACATGCCAAGCCCATACCGTTCGGGTAGCGATTACAGCGTAAAAGATCTGTACTCGGCACTTCCAACAGGTACACCTGGCTCGTTTGGAACCATTCAACGCGATGCAATGGTTATCCCACCAATGCGCACGAAGCGTGTCCGTGACTTGTTCCCAAGCCGCACCACGAACGCCGCGATCATTGAATACTTCCGTATGACAGGTTTCGTCAACAACGCAGCAGCAGTCGCTGAGCGTTCAGGCGATGCCTTTGGTGCGAAGCCACAGTCGTCCTTCACCTTCGTTGGTGAGCAGGCTCCTGTCCGCACAATGGCACACTGGGAAGCCGCACACCGCAACGTTCTTGCTGATGAGCCACAACTACGCTCAATCATTGACAACGAGTTGATGTACGGTCTCCGTTTGCAGGAAGATGCACAAATCTTGAACGGTTCAGGTTCAGGCGAAAACCTCCGAGGTATCTTGAATACACCAGGCGTACAAACCTATAACTGGTCGGATGGCACATACTCAGCAACAGCAGGTATGAGCGACACCAAGGCTGACGCAGTTCGTCGTGCCGCAACCCTTTCCTTCTTGGCTTACTACGAGCCATCGGGTATCGTTCTTAACCCGAACGATTGGGAAGACATTGAACTCAGCAAGGATGGCAACGGCGCTTACGTCGTAGCAGTCTCTGTTGCAATGGGTGGCGAACAGCGCTTGTGGAGAATTCCAGTAGTGGACACTCCAGCAATTGCTGAAGGTACAGCACTTATTGGTGCATTCGGTACGGGAGCACAAATCTACGACCGTGAATCACCAAGCATCCGAGTGAGCGAACAGCACGCAGACTTCTTCGTGCGTAACGCAATCGTGATCCTTGCCGAACAACGATTGGCTCTCGCTGTGAAGCGACCAGAGTCGTTTGTGAAGGTAAGTTTTGATGCGGCTCCATCAGCCTAATCACTGACTAATTCACAAAACCCCCGCTCTGACCGCAAGGTTGGGGCGGGGGTTTTGTGTTTTATGAGATAATGAGGGACAATGAAATTCTCTGACATTTTGGCTGAGCAACAGATTTCTGTTTGTATAAAAGCCGATAAACAATGCCCAAAGGCAACTAAAGACACTGAAGAAAAATCTTTAGGGAGAACTTTAGGGACGATTTCGGAGGCTGTAACCCCAAATAAGCCAAGCAGAGATGGCGATGGTGACGGTTTTATAGTTAATCCCAAAACGGGCAAAGATAATATTCCATTCAAACAAAACTTCAAAAACCAAGATTCCAAGAAACTAAAGGATGCGATTGTCAAATCATCTCCAAAGATGATGCAAGTCAAAACAAAACCTTGGGCTGCGGGGGACGAGGGTCATGCGAAGTTGATGCTTGAATTAGGGGCATCCAAGAAAGAAATAAAACTAGCAACAAGTCAAGAAATACCTCTAGAAGCATACGCAAGCACCCATATTGCGGCAGGTAATTGTGGTCAGGCATCCATTGATGTGGGTGCTTTTTTGATACGTGAAGGCCTAGCCAAAGAGGGCGAAGTTTTTCTAAGAGAAGTCGGCGAACCTTGGTATGGGAATTATGAGGGAACGCATTTTGTTACCCATGTTGGACCGAAAGACTCCGATGATGCAATTATTATAGATTTCACCTTAAGACAATTTGATGCTGACGAAGATTTTCCCTGGATCGGAACAGTTAGGGAATATAGAACTCAGGGGTATGAAAATGAGGCTAGTTTGGAAGACGGAGCAGATCGACCACAAATGGGTGATAAATCTTTTGACGAAATACTTGCTTCAGGGAAAGTTATTTATCCGTGGGACAAACCAGGCTGGGAAGGAGATAAAGATTCAAAATGAGGAAAATAAACTTTCAAGGCAAGTATGGTTCTGCTGGTTCTAAAGAAGTATATATTGCCCGTATTCAAAACGCTCTTGAATTGGGCAAAAATAAAACAATAACGAAGTCTTTATTGCGAGACCCCAAAGGTGGTTTAACCGCCGCGGGTCGTGCGCATTTCAATAGGACCGAAGGGTCAAATCTAAAACCTGGCGTAAAAGGTCCGGCTGACACACCCGAAAAGATGCGTCGCAAGGGTTCATTCCTTACGCGATTCTTTACCAACCCTTCAGGCCCAATGAAGGACGAAAAAGGGCGCCCAACACGACTCGCTCTTTCAGCCGCAGCGTGGGGTGAGCCAGTTCCACAAGATAGGGAATCAGCAGCCCGTCTTGCGGCAAAAGGAAGACGACTGCTTGAACGATACAAAAACTCCAAAGACAAGGATTAACAATGCAAAGATTTTGGTATGGCGCAACAGTTCTTGGCGTTGTGGACGGCGACACGGTTGACTTAATGGTTGACCTCGGTTTTAGTGTCCACCACAAAATTCGTGTCCGCCTATACGGCATCAACACCCCTGAATCGCGAACAAAAGATTTAAAAGAAAAAGAGTTAGGTCTAAAAGCCAAGAAATTTGTTGAAGATTGGATTACAAACCACAAATGGGTTTTTGTGAATACCATTCCCGACAAAAATGACAAGTACGGTCGTGTCTTAGCAAGAATTTACTCATCAGACAAAATTGATGACCCTCAAACAGCGTGCCTCAATATTGACATGATCCAATCAGGAAATGCCAGAGAATACTACGGCGTCGGAGATAAAACTTGGGCGGAGTTCAAAAAGGAAACAAAGTAAATGGCAACAGAAAAATCTTTTATTGAAATGCTGATGTCGCAAATTCCTATGAGGGTGATTGCTGTATCTAAACCTCAAACACCAACTCTTCACCCCGAAGAACAGGCGCTCGCTGATTCACTTATTCAAATCACTCAAAAATATGGAAAATTTAACCAAGATTACACAGGTGTGTGGGCTGGCTACGACGATCCATCAAAAAACGAGGTGGCACAAATAGGTGTCAAGTGTTCTAATTGCGTTCTATATGAGGGCGGTTCCGTTTGTAAGATAATTTCCCTACCTGTCGCCCCTGAAGGGAAATGCAGATTTGCTGTCATTCCTGACGGAGTTGTGAAAGCAAAACAATAGAGGGTTATAAATATTTGGAGTTTTCTCGCTCCAACCAATTTATTTGACTTTGAAGTTCGCTGATCTTTAATTTGAGCGACGCTATCTCGTCTTGCAACCTGCGTGTATGGTTGTTGTAAAGGGTATTAAATTCTGTTTCCCCTAAAGATGTTTTTTCAAGCATCTACCCAGATTAGTAGATACATCTAGCGCTATTTGACAATATCGCCAACCGACTTTATTGTTGCGCCAAGAGAGCCTTTCATCTCCTGATTAACCACGGTAGTTATGTTTTTTACTGTTTTGATTTTGTCTAATTCCATCTGAAGTAAACGTATTCTCGTTTCAAGTTCTTCAATTTTTTTGTTTGTTTCCTCTACGAAGTCATCAAAACGATTTTCTATGCCGTCAACACCATAAGGCATATCATTCTCCTATCTCTTGTTTTCTGACAAGTCTTAACGCCTGAGAGCATATCTTAGCCCATTGCTCGGGATGATTTTTCTTGATCCACCGAATGGCGATTTGAGAACGTTTATTGGCGACAATTTGATGAAACTTAGCCTGTGATTTCCCTGTAGGGGTTTTTCTGTATGCGCGCATATATTCAGAGGCTGCTTCTCTACATAACTGGCATCTACACTTTATATTCGTGTATGTGGCATAAAGCCCGTGTTCTATTTTGTCTGCCATGCCCAACCATAAATCGTTTTAAGGTGTGTTTTTGCTACATCATTTCGGGTTGTTGACATACCCGAGTATCCGCCTGCCAGCGCAAAAATCGCCTTGTTGTCACCGATGAATTCCGAGACAATTTTTTCTCTTTGCGCTATTACTTCTTCATCTATCCCACAAGAACCCATTGGGTCAATACCTGCGTTATAAATAAATACGGTCTTATCGTTGACAAAAGGTGATGCCAACGCAAGGGACTTTTGTATTTCGTCTAAATAGTCCTCTTGCCGACCGAGAACATGCAAATTTGCCCAAGTTTCATCATCCTCAATGTCGTATTCATCAAAAAAATTAGTTGACAAATCAATGTGACGGATCAAAGATGATGATGAACCACCGTAAAATTTATTCTTGTTTTGTAAAACTTTGTTAAACGGCTTCAAAAAATCCATCGTTCCACCGCCGCAATGTGCATCAAAATCAAGAATAATTGGTTCAAGACCTTGTTCGTATGCATATATCGCCGACAACGCTATGCCGTTGATCGTGCAAAATCCCCCTCCGCTGTTTTTTGATGCGTGATGCAATCCTGACGAAAGACTTCCGCACCTACCACCATTTGCTAAAACATGATCAATTGATGCAATCAAGCCATGCGTATGTGCTTGCGCAAACTTGTATGTGTTGGGACACCACGGGAAACCCTGGCTTTCTGATAGTCGTGGATTATTGTTGGTCCTCAACGCTTGAACATATTTGTGGTCTAACCATTTTTCGATAATATGTTCCGTCTTCTTGATGTCGGTCGTTTCCTCGGGGTCGCATATCTCCACCTCTGGGATGTCCTGTAATAAACGAACTTTTTGGGGTGTCTCTGATTTTGTTTGTTCAATAAGACAAATAATGTTGTCAGATTTTCTTGATGTATCAAAATCGTGTTCAATGCATGTGTAGTTTTTATTCCAGAAAACCTTCATCTAATTACCAACCTCTTCGTGAATACTTGTGGCGAATTTCCAAAAGAGTAGTACCAAGATTGAAGTATGTATCTAGATGTTTGACAATCAGAACATTCGGCGCAAAAGGTCTTTGACCTTGACCAAAATATCCTTTTTCTTCAGGGTGTTTGTCTTGTAGGTGTAGGAATGCTTGCAAAGGATCATTGCCGTTTGCTATTGACACCCCCCACGCTGTTGCTGTTGAACGAGAAATGCCTGCGTGGCAGTGCACCAACAATTTGGGAACACCTGCGCCGAACTCTATAAGTTCAATAACATCTTCTAGGGTCGGTCCACCACTTGTTTCATGCATCGTGTCGCTAAATTGAACGACTTTATGAATCGGGTGGTTAAAGTCGCTGACTTCATCTTTGCTTGGTCCTGCGGTCAAAACTGCGTCATATTCAAGACATTGTTTTCTTGCCTCTTCTAAATTTCTGACCGTTGGCGGGGTTATTAAGGATGTTTCCACTGTTTCTCTTTCTTTAGTATTTGTAGTATTTATATTACTTATACCGTAAGTGTAGCCCCCACAAAAGGGGTTTAGCAACCCCCAAAAACCCTGTAAATAGGGGTGAATAAATATATTGTAGTTTTAAATATAAAAAGTTGTTTTATCTCTAGATGTAAGTTAGTCTCTCTTTCAAGAAAACATAAACCACTAGACAAAAAGAAATAGGAGCCCTTAATGGCTACAACTACATATCAACAACTTAAAAAGAAACTCGGGGTTAGCCGTGGCCGTAAACCGCTGCCTGCGGAAGAACGCGCACGACGAGCCGAACTCCGGAAAATTGAAGCAAAGCGTCGCAACGAGGCAAAACGACGAGCATCATTTGTTCTTCAAACACGATACAGCAAAGAATTTGATGAACTCTTTACAGAGGAAATGAAAGCAATGAAAGCAGAAAACAAGTTCGCAACCAAGAAATAGTACTTGGAGCAAAAAGTCTACGCCCCCCCGCGTAGGAGGTTAGGAGCACCGAAAGGTGCTCCTTTTCCTTTTAAAGACACGATGTATCATTGTTTATGCCTGAATATATCTATGGAGATATAGAGATTCTTCGCGCCACGGGAGAGCCGTGCATTGTCTGTGGCGATCCAACAGGGAATTGTGTGCCCAAAGGGCATAAACCGCCTGAAAAACTTCTTGGTTTAGGGATTTTTCAATCGTTAGATGACAGGCAAACATTCCGAGTGGAAGAAGATTTTTTTGTTCCCGAGGAAGTATCTGCTGGCGTCATCGCAAAAGTACGAAAATTCGCTAAGGGTCAAATAATCTCGCTTACAGAAGCAAGAAAATATAATCTTACCCGTAATTAACAGTTTACTGAAAATGAAGAGTGTTGTAATATGGTTCTTTACCCATATTGCCTTGTGCGCCGAAAGAGGAAATAATGACTGCTCATCTATCTCAAGAATTTATAGACCAATACAAGACACAGACACCTCCTTGGGGATTTAGTGGGCTAGGAGAGGTTGTATACCTCCGCACATATTCTCGACGTATTGAAGAATTAAACCGCAATGAAACTTGGCTTGAAACAGTTCAGCGTTGCGTCAACGGAGCGATAGACATCGGAACACCTCTTACTAAGACACAAGCAGAAAAACTTTTTGACCATGTATTCAACCTTCGTGCATCATTCTCGGGTCGTGCTCTTTGGCAACTTGGGACACCGTTAATCAAGCAATTCAATGCTGCTTCGTTGAACAACTGCTATTTCGTAAACATAGAAAAAGTAGAAGATTTTGAGTTTCTTTTTGACCACCTAATGCTTGGCGGTGGTGTTGGTTTCTCTGTGGAGCGAGCAAAAATTCACGATCTCCCCAAGGTTCTCCCCAATGTAAAAATTACTCATGAGCGTTCAAACGACGCAGACATTATTGTCCCCGATTCTCGTCAAGGTTGGCGACGACTATTGCATAGTGTATTGAAGTCATATTTTGATACAGGTAAATCATTCTCGTATTCAACGATTCTTATTCGCGAATTTGGGGCACCACTAAAAACTTTCGGTGGCACCGCAAGCGGACCCGGCGCACTTGTAGACGGAATTGCAGATATCTGCCAAGTAATGGAAGCGCGAGAGGGAAAGAAACTTCGCTCAATTGATGTCCTTGATATTTGCAACATCATTGGTCGTGTAGTGGTCTCGGGCTCATCTCGTCGTTCCGCTCAGATTGCTATTGGCGACCCTGATGATGTGTTGTTTTTGCGAGCAAAAAATTGGGCTTCGGGGGATATTCCTGGCTACCGAGCAAATTCAAACAACAGCATCTATGCCGACTACTACGATCACATTATGCCCGAACTATGGAAAGGCTACACGGGTGGTGGAGAGCCTTACGGTCTCGTAAATCGTCGCCTTGCCCGTAAATACGGTCGCCTTAAAGAGGAGCGAGCAGATAAAACAATTGAAGGCTTCAATCCTTGTGCCGAGATCGGTTTAGGCGATGGAGAGTCCTGTAATCTCTCAACCATATTTCTGCCCAATATCTGCGACATCAAACAATTTAAAGAAATATCGGAACTTCTCTATATGGTTCAAAAACAGATCACACGGCTTGCCTACCCCTACGCAAAAACAAACGCAATTGTCGCAAAAAACGCACGACTAGGACAAAGCATCTCTGGTGTTTTGCAGGCTTCAGCGGAGCAAATTTCTTGGCTGGACGAGGCTTACAGACACCTAGACGAATTTGATATGTACTACTCAAAGGAAAAAGGCTTTCCTCGTTCCGTCAGACTCACCACTGTTCAACCGTCAGGGACGCTCTCCTTGCTCCCTGGTATCACTCCCGGCATCCATCCCGCATTTGCGCCGTTCTACATTCGTAGAGTGCGTTTTGGTGCGTCTGACGCCCTTGTGGCGGGCCTGCGCGCACGAGGGCATAAGGTCGTTTGGGACATCGGGATTGATGGTCGCGAAGACCACAGTCGTTATGTCGTCGAGTTCCCATGCAAGTCACCAGATAACGCTGTACTCGCCGAGAACATGACTGCCGTAGAGCAACTTGAATGGGTAAAAAAGATGCAGACGGAGTGGGCAGACAACGCCGTATCTGTAACTGTTTATTACAGGAAAGAAGAACTTGAATCAATCAAAGATTGGTTGTCAAAAAATTATGATACTGGCGTCAAGTCGGTGTCATTCCTTCTGCACGCAGACCACAACTTCCCACTTCCTCCATATGAGCAGATCAGCCAAGCCGACTATGATGCCCTTGTGAAGAAAATTGATCCATCTTTACCGTTAAGTCAGGCGACAGGCTCAGAATTATCACTTGACGACTGCGCAACAGGTGCCTGTCCGATTAAATAATGTTCCCAACTTTAAAACAACTTGGGGCTGACGGGATCTACGACAAGGCTATTGATTACATAAAAGAACATGGGTTCTCCAACCACGCAACCTACGACCCCTACACAAAAGAAATAGACATATGGGGTGCAATACTTTTGGCGTGTGGTGCTAAAGAAAAACTTTTAGCAGAAGGCTTCATGGAAGCAGAAGAATGTGGAGTGCCACCATTTATGTGCGGTAGGGCAAGATTCTTTTGTGAATATTTGGAACTTATTACCGATACAGAAATCTCTGAATGGTGTTCAACACATACACAAACCGAAGCATTGTTTTTGCTTGCAAGAGCAAGCGAGAGAGTCGCTATAACATTTCTACGCCCGTAAATACAATTAGTCCCCCACCGACCTGCACGGAAGTGGGGGACTAAAAGTTTGTCGGGTTTAATTCTCTTTTACTTACTTACTTAAAATCAGGAAACTACGCCACCTGGGTGGTTGCCACGAAGTGTTGCTACTGCAACAACATCTGAACCGTCTTGGTCTGCTGACTGATCAATCTGAAGAAGAGCGGTCAAGTTTGAACCAGCAGTTCCTGAACCTACAGCAGCGACCACGAGGTGAACCAAGTCGTCGGCGGCGAGTTCATCAGCGCCGTCTACTGTTGACATTGTTGCGACTGCCGAAGTTCCAGCGGCTGCGATTGACCAAGTTCCGATAACTGTTCCTGCGGCTGTTGCCTTGCGGACAGTTCCGTTAAGTGTCGAACCCACAGGAGCAGTACCAACCGCGACTGTGATTCCACGGACACGACCTGCAACAGGAGTGCGAGCGACAACTGTTGAAGTTGTTGCGACGACTCCGTTGACTGTCATTGGGAGAAGGAGTGGGGCTGATGCTGACATTATTTGACCTCCAAGTCAAAGAGAATTCTATGTAGATAAATCATACAACATTTAAATGTTGCAAAAAGCAACTACAAATAGTCAAATTTTAAAGGCTTGTTACCAAGAAATGGTTATTTGGAAACCCCAAACCAGGCAAGCACTTTTTTGCGGAGAGACAATGATTTAATGTCATTCGCTCTAACAATTGGAGATTCTTCAGCAATTGTTTTCATTAAGTTTTCTGCACTCACAAACTGTTGCTTTGTCTCGGTCACTGCTTTCAAACGATCGGTATCCACTGGGCGGATAGTCGCCGTTTTCTTGGGTGATGGCGCTTTTTTCGCAACTGGTTTTTTTGCAGCCGGCTTCTTTTTTACGGTTGTTTTTGATGATTTTTTGGTCATACAAAAACCCTAGTATAAAAATTGTCCCCCAAATGCAACCCCCTCAAATTGGGTAGATCCTTTATGCAGTAGGGTTTATTAATATGTATACAGGTTTTTACGAGACGGATTTTGACAAAATAGCCCTTTGCGTCGAGTCTATAAAAACTGCCAAAATGTCGCTCATTGAGGAAGACGGTATTGGCTCAGACTTAAATATCAATATATTCGGTTGGAAAAAAAACGAGTTATCAACCGTGGTGCAACTAAAAGACACCTTTAGGACCCCGAAAGATGATCGAATTGCATCAGTCATTGAGGCTTCTATAATTATGAGGCGGGGTTGGGGGATAACGGAGTTCACGCTTGCCGCAGAGGGATATTGCTCAATTGCGCCAGCGCAAACAAACGGGAAGGATCTTGCTCAATTATTCGCTCAACCAAATTCACCAGTTACTGAATGTATATCTTTTGTTCATCTAAAATCCGATGACCATGTATTCGTAGCAATGCCATATCAGGTGCAACTTGGAAGAAAAGTTAACTTCGGTGACGCCTTGTGGTTTGACGGCGGAAAAGTCATGAGAGATATTGAATACCCTGCTGCATTAAAAGCATCTTTGAGATTAGAAACTGCTCTAATTGATGACTCGTTAAATCGGGAAACCTACTTTGGCACACTTGCCTCGGCAGTTATGAATTGTGGTTTTGAAATATTTTACAGAGACGATATTTAGAATTTAGACTAAATCTTCCCTTACAATTTCTGTGTTTTCATCATCGTCACCCTCGTTAAGAGCCGGCAAATCGCCTAGAAGTTCTTTGATTGTTTCTTTCGGCATAATACCTGCGTCGCCCATAAGGATTAGAAGTTTCTTGGCCTCAGCCTCGGAATCAAATTTTTCAGCCTGAACAACACCTGGCGCACCAGCCAGCACGGCACGAATTGGCGATGTTTCACGAACATCCATTTGTACATTTACATTTGTTTGTTCCATACCAAGAAGTTTTGCGCGACGATCAATGATTGAAAGAACTGTCGCAACCGCTTTAATGTCTGGCTCAATTGAAACCTCGGTGCCGTCATCCATTTTTGTTTTACGATGTTGCGTCAAGGGCCAGATTGCGGATTGAAGGGCATCTAATCGTTCCAGTTCCATCTGTAGAACTTCGGGGTAAATTAGTAATGCCTCTTGGCTGAGTTTATTTAATTGCCTTTTGACGGAATTTGAAACATTGGATGTGCCGATACCAAACCTTCGGGCTATTTCTGCAATCGGAACACCAGCCTGACGCATTTTAAATATACGCAAATCCCGCTCAGCAAGAAATTCCCTAGTTAGACCTTTTTCTGCCATATTACGATGCTTTCATAAACTCAATAACTTCAAACGGAAAAACTTTACCTCTCCTCATTTTAGTTGGGAATTCCCTTAAGTCTCGCGCACCACGAAAATGGCTAACATCATAAACATAATCGCCCACCGCAGTCGGATCTGGCGTAAGAGAAAGACCAAATTCAGGCCAACGCGACCACACAGCAGAACCAAATGGGCGCAGATCTCTTGAAGACGAGGAAGTTCCCAGTGGGGCGTGGTGCTCAAGCCAAAGCGAACAGTTGTAATAATCGCGCAACATGTCAAAATATTTTGCTACCTCTACCGTCACGGCTTCGGATGTCCTACCACCAGGATCAATAAATGATTTATAAATCGGACCGAGAAGAATTAAGTCTGGTTTTATTGTCTCAACCGCCTCTTCAATAATTGATTTATCAGAGGCTCGCATCAAATCAACACCAGCCGGTTTTATTAAAATGTGGCATTCAGGACTGCCCTGAATATAACCAAATCTTCGAGCAGCACCCATGATATTAGATGATGTCCGTCTAATAATTCTCTCGGGGTTTTCAAGATCGATGGTCAGGGTTCTTATTGGTTTCATTCTTGATTGAGTAAATGGATGAATACCAAAAGAACTACAAATTGCAATCTGTCTAGCAAGCATCGTTTTTCCAACCCCCTCTGCAGCCACAACAATGACGCGCTCGCCACGCTCAAGAACATTTGGGATCACCCAATCGTATTCATCGTTCGCATTCTCGAGAAGAAAATCCGACCAATTAACGAGTCTTCCTCGGTCAATTTGATCTTCGTGTCCGAAAGAATTTATTAGTAAAGATGCTTTTGATAATCGGACTGTTTCGTTTATATCAACTCGGGTTAAGAGTTTTGTAAGTTGTTCGGCTAAAGAATCCAATGGTGTCGTGGCTTTAATGATTGCTTCGGTTTGTTCCTCTTCTTCTTCGTGTTCAACTTCGCCACTCAGGGGTTCTGCGTTTTTGAGTTCAATTAAGTCATCAAGGCTTTTCCCCGCACCGAGCAATTCCGACACATCTTTAAAATTGTTCGGTGGAACCCAAGAGACAACAGTACATCCATTTTTTTCTAAGATTTTTTCAACCGTTATTGCGTGTTGTCTTCCGACAATATCGTTGTCGGCGACTATCCATATCTGAGCCCCCTCAAGAGCGCGAGTGTGGATATCTAGCCATTTACCCGCCCCGTTAGGTGGCGTGGTGGCGCAGAATCCCAATTTGGAAATGTTGTCAGCATCTTTTTCGCCCTCCACAAGCCAAATTATTTCGCTATTTTTTTTCGCTTCAATTATTTCTGGTAATTTATAAAGAATCTTTGGTGTGTCGTCTAGGGAAAAAATATATTTTCCTGGGTTTGCTGGATCGGGTCTTCTTTGACGAAAAGTTTTTTTACCCCATTGATCAACGAATCGCTGTTTTTGAAACAACAATTCACCCTTTTCATTTCGATAATCGTATGTGGCGACCAACGACAATTTTCGCTCTTCTTTTCTCGGAGGGTATAAATCGGTGACTTTTAGACCCACTGCTTGGCAGATTTCAACGATTGAGCAACCCTGACCCCTATGACAGGTAGCAAGCACTTTGTCGTCCTGTCCGAGAGCAACAGACAAAGACGGGTTATTGTCATCATTACGACAGGGACATCTCGCTTCCCAGCCATTACTAGACGGACGAACGCCGTTTAGTTTAGATAAAAATCTGTCTACATGAGGGGGGACGGCAACATTAGTCATTTGCAGATTCTAATCTGCTGACCATTCTGTCAACCCGACCGCTGCTCACCGATCGCCTCACTGAGTGAGATGCCTTTCGGTCAGCGGGTAAATGAATATTTTTCCGCCTTCTAAGAATTTCTCTTTCAACTTCGTTTTTACCACCCCAAACTCCAAGGGGTTCAAAATGAAGCGAGTACTCCAAGCAACCATCAATAACTTTACATTCCCGGCATATTTGTCTTGCGGTTTCCGTTTGTGAAGGTTTACGGTGGCGAGGCGGAAGATTCGGGTAAAACAAAGTTATATCTTTACCCCTGCAAGCCGCTTTTGTCGTGTCAAAAAAATCTTTGATATCCAATGATTCCATTTTACCCCCGAATTATGGTTGGCTCTTTCGTGGCTAACGATACACCAGCACCCATCAAACATCAAACGTTTTTTTGGTATTTTCCAATTTTTTTTGCAAGTTCAATATCTAGAAAAATTGTCACATAATTAACACGAAGGATATTGTCTTCGCCGACCTCAGATATCACCTCGATGCTGTCCTGTGGACAACCTATTGCGCTGGCGATTCCAGCACGTAATTTGGCAACATTGACTTCCTCATTTATTGAGTCATCGTAAAAATCCCATACCTCCTCAAGTGTCGGTGGCTGAATAATGGTTAACGCTTTGAGTTCCCTTCCCTTTTCCTCACCAATAACACACCAAGTACACGCAATTTTTGGGGCCGTTGATGCTCGTTTGCGAACCTCTATATGTCCACATTCAAGTTTATGGTAATAGGAAATATCCCCCCAAGCCCCTTGTTTGTCAATGGAAACAATATTTTTTTGAGGCGCAGATTTTTTATTTATCACACATTTATTGTAGTAATGTTGCGACTGTGAAAAGAAATGTGATGGGTCTAGATCTTTCATTGACGAGTACGGGGGTAAGCGTCTGTGGGTCAACTCAGAGCATAAAATCAAAAAATAAGGGCACAAAACGCCTCGTGGAGATTCGTGACGAAATCGTAAAAATCGCAAAAAACGAAAAAATAGAAATAGTCGCAATTGAAGGCTATTCGTATGCTTCTCAATATTCTCAAGCCCATTCCATTGGGGAACTAGGCGGAGTCGTAAAAGTCGCCATGAAAGAATTAGGTCTCCCTGTCGTCATAATTCCACCGACATGTAGAGCCAAATTTGCCACGGGTAAAGGAAATTCAAACAAGATGGATGTAATGGATGCAATCACCGTCAAAACAGGAATACCTTTTTCCGGTTCCGACGGCAACGACAAATGTGATGCTTGGATACTTGAACAAATGACTCTTACTTATTTGGAATTATCAACATATACTTGGACGGAAGAGCAAATGTCAGGTCTTAAAAAATGTGATTTTTCGGAATTAGAAAAGGATTCAAATGTCTAGATCGCAACCCATATCGCAAGTGGAAATTGAGTCGGAGATTATGCGCTTGCTGGGTATTCTTGAAGAAGAAACCGAGGCATTTGAGGTTCTTGCCATAGATGCGGCGAAAAAAGATGCTTTAATGAAAGGTAATTGGGCTAAAGAGTACCTAGCCGCTAAAGGAAGCATTAAAGAACGGGAAGCATGGGCTGACTATAAACTTTCCGATGAGGCATACTCATATAAGATTAGTGAGGCGTTGGTTAAATCTAAAAGAGAAAAACTATTGACCGTGCGAACATCATTGGACGCACTCAGAACATTGAATGCCAATGTTCGTGTACAAACAGGGTTATAAATGTCTAATATTCACAAAAACATTGAGCATTTGGCTGTTTCGCTCTCAGAACTTGTTCACCTAGAGAAAAACCCAAGAAAAGGCAACATAGACGCAATTGTTGCCTCATACAAAGAATTCGGTCAAGTAAAGCCAATCGTCATTAAAGACAACAAAGACGGAACTTCAACCATCATTGCAGGAAACCACCAATACGAAGCCGCTAAAAAACTTGGTTGGGATAAAATTGCTTGCGTTAAATTTGAAGGCGACATTGAGAGTGCGATTGCCTTTGCTTTAGCCGACAATAGAACCAACGAACTTGGCACCACAGACAGCGATATGTTGTTTGAACTTCTTGGCGAGGTTGGTGAACAGTACGATGACTTGATTAACGCACTGGGCTGGGACGAATTTGATTTAGCCGAGATGGAAGGAGAGTACTACCAAGAAGATGACACGCCATACGAAGCACCTGTTATTCAACCGATAGCGCCACTCGAACCGTCAAATAATCCAGTGGCAATCAGTACGCAAATGGAAAACGGCGAAACAATGCTTACTGCGCCAAAGGGAACCGACATACAGCAAGCAGTCACACAGGGCGCACCCTCAGTGGTTGCTAACGGTTCAAAAACAATTGTTCAATACACACTCGTATTTGACAGCCCTGACCAGCAACGAAAGTGGTACGACTTTATTCGCTGGCTAAAAACAGATCCTGGCACGGATGGAGATACAACAGCAGAACGCGTACTCAATTTTATTGACGCACACGCAAATTACTAATTTTATTTTTTAAATCCCCCGTTAAAATATTTTTTGGGGAAACCCCGTAAAACTAGACTATTCAAGGTAAATTTATTTGATGAATAATACCCCAATCAATAATCCAGGTAGGTATCTGCGCTACGGTTCGGGTGCTTACAGAATTTTGTGTTATGGCAGGTTTAGAAAAGACAAACCCTTCACTTCGGGAGATTACAGAAATTTTGTCTTAAATCAAGTTTCTCCGAAAAGACTTGATGAGAACCTAAACGATTTAGTTAAATATGGCTATTTAGAAAAAAACCGACTTAAAAATTCTATAAGAACGGATGAATGCGGTTATGTAAAATATGTTTATCAAATCACCCTAAGCGGACATAACGCATTGAGAGTTTTGGGTGGTCGGCATCGTGAAAAAGAAGAAAAATTACAAAGACAACACAATTACAACAATGGGCTTACTCGCTGGAACAAAGAGAGAAAAGCATCTAAATTTTCCATACAAAATAAATAAAAATAAATAGGAGCGAAATGGAACCTGTCATAATAAAACTAGAAGCGTGGGAATACGAGCATGCCTGTAATGTCGGCATACGCCGATATACGGCAAACTGGAACAAACAAGACGCATCACATTATCAAGACAAAACACGTCAAGAAGACAATAGAACCGCACAAGTGGCATCGGCGGTTTGCGAATTAGCAGTAGCCAAATATACCAACCGTTATTGGTCGGGTCACGTATGGCATGCAAGCGAACACAATAAATATCGCCATATCCCTGATGTCGGCCTCAATATTGAGGTGCGCAGGCTTAGAACACGGGACTCGGCTGCGGTACGCAAGCATCAAAACAGCATTCAAAAACTCGTTTTGTGGGTGGCAAGACCCGTTATGCCTGAACTACGGGAAGTTCACCTATATGGATGGATTAGGCAAACCGATGCATGGGAGATAGGCTCAGTGTCAGACTACGATCCAGAAAACACTCGTTTGATACACATCTCACAACTCAATACACCACATCATCTGTAACACCCCAGATCCATACATAACTGTAAGTTAAAACTTAAAACTAGACATAGGAAGGCCAATAATGAAAAACATAAACGAAATTGATCAAAATAATTGTTGCGAATGCAACGAGAAAGTAGATATTGAAGGCGACTACGGATGGAGCAATGTCAAAGAAGACTACCTCTGTCTCGGGTGTCGTGAGAACGACGAAGGTTCCGTCTCTACGGTTCAAATCGTAGATGCAGGTGTCGTAAAAAAGTATTACATCGGGAACCATGTACGCATGACCGAATTTGGTGACGACCTTTATGGCATTGATTTAACCATTGACAGACAGTGGGTCAGCAGCGATGCGTGGCGTGGACATTACAACACCACCATCGATGGATGGACAGAAGTTTTAAACGGCTGGACAACAGGTGGGTGGGACGACCCGACTGCGCAACGCAAAGTGACATTCAACGAATGGGCAGAACAAGTACTTAAAGGCGAGATAATCCCTCCAGTGGCGGTGGCGATAATCGCAGACCCAACAAGCAATGTCTTCAGTACGGGTATCGGTGTTTTAACGCCGGATCCCGAAGCGTTCAAAGAATGGTTGGGAACCGAATTCGGCGAACTCCGTAAATCACTAACATAACAGTCCCTCGCTAGATAAACTAAACCGACAAATCATAATTAAAACTAAATAGAAAGAATTACTAAACTATGAAAAAAATTTCAGCAAGCATTGTTCTGACACTGATCCTCTCTACGCTCACGGCAGGCTCTGCGCTCGCAAACCCACCAGCAGAACAGGGTTCACAAACAGAGAACGGTGTAACCGTTCAAGCATTTTCAAATCCATTGGAAGAACTCAGTGATGAAGTGCCATCAGTTATTTTACCTACACCTAGCCACCCCGCCCCAGGGTTTTATCGCTGCGGGACAAGTCAATACTTGACCTTAATTCTCGGGGAAGATGGCTGGAACTACCAGTGCCAAAGAGTTGGCAATCTACTGCTGTGGAGATACTACGACTGTAACTTTGGTAAAAATCTTACTTGTCTAACTCGTGCATCAAATTCAATACAACCGGAAATCCAAGACAGGTGGGATGACTACGGTGGGTATTCTGTCCACGGCAGTGTTGTGGGTTACTACCTAAAAACAAGCACTAATACAACCACCACATACACCCTTCAGATAGCACTGGATTCGGCATACACACAAGTTGTGTATTCGTTCACCGCCAGCCCATACTTTGACTCCAGTTGGAACTGTGATTTAAGATGGTGTTCTATGGGCTTTGATATTTCGGCGCCAGATAAAAGCCCATTTGCGTCTTGGAATAAAGTAAACAGAATAACTGGAAGTTTTTACGCTAGAGCAACCGTGTCAAATTCCAACGGAATCGCCACAAAGGACTTTGGGCTGAGAACGCTTCCAGGTTCACAAATGAGTTGGAGCAACAACTAATGCAGACCACAAAGCAAGCCCTCAATAAATTCAACGACTGGTGGATTGTCCACCTTGCGTCAGAGACCGAAAAAGCGCGCCAGCGAGCCGAAAGACTATTCCCAACTCGCATCCTCAGCAACAAAATAAAACGCGACATCTTTATGGATGCATTTCATTGGACAATGCTTGAAAACCGAATTACATTGGAACAACTCTATGATGAAGAAAACACGACAAAGGAGTAGGTAGAAATGTTCAAATTACCAGGAATACCAAAATCACCAGAAAAACAAATCACCCAATTAGAAGATGCAGTAGGCGAACTATTTGAATGGCTTATGAGCGAACTCGGGTGGGACAACCCAGGCAGCATCGCCGACCGTCTAGATGACCGAGTCAACAAAATCGCA